CTGGATCCCACTCTATCAACAACTGTCCCTTATGGAAGGCACTGGCCACGATCTGAAACCTATACCGCAACTTCCCGCGCCAGTAGCGGAACGGTGCCGCGACGAATGCCGCGGGAGTCATCTGGACCATCTTGTCGTAATTTGGCACGGCTCGATCTTCCACATTGACATTCATCGGTGTGACGGGCAGAGAAATTCGCCTGTCGCCGAAGAACATGGCATCATTCCAAACCTGAGATCCTAGTAAGCTCTCAATGGAAGCCAAATTCGCAAACGCGAGTTCATCCTTGTCCCTCAATCCAGTAATCCTTGGATCAGGTGACACCTCGTGCTTGACATTCAACGCCAAAGCGGTGCAGGTGTCCAAAGCATCGGTGGAAGCCAAATCGCTCGCATTGGCGATTACCACGCGCTGTTTGTCCCGTATCTCAGTAGGCTTGCAGTATCCCAAGCGCTTCGCAATGCTGGAAACCATGCTCGCCGCCTTGCTCACGGGCAATGCATATGGCGCAATACCCGGAACTGAACTCACCTTATCAGCTATTTGGCTGATGATTGCTGCAGGCTTCGAAATTGGGCCCTCGGCATGCTCATCCTCATACTCTCCAGCTTGCGGAAGCAGGCCGGTGATATTGTAGGCTGTGGGGGTGGTGAGCTGCACGTCCTCGCACCAAGCGAAGACACGCACGGCCAAAGCCCTCGTACTATTCACCGCTTGAAGTGGCACCACCGTGCTTATCCACAATTCACCCAGGTGTTGACTCGATCCTGATACCAAATCAAAGCAATCGGCGTCCCAAAAGAATGGTAACACCATCTCGCCTCCTTGTTGATTGGTCGGATCCATCAATACATGCGGTCGTTGGGAAGCACGCATGATGTCATTAAAATGCGTCACCTCCGTGTAGTGATTGCGGTCGTTAAACTTGTTGACTGAGGTCCGCTTGCAAGGGTAGTATGATGCCATCAAACTCCCCCAATAGTACGGATTCCCATTCAACACGAATTTGAGATGCAGATTGCCTCGAAAGTTCCTAAAGTTGTTCAAACGATTGGTTATCCGGGGATTTTGCATCCATAGTGTCCATGGTGAATAAGTGGAAGACACGTTTGCACCGATGTTCCATGAGAATGATGCGATCTGCACCGGTCTCCGAAAAAACTCGCTGTAATCCACATCTGGATCATCAGTGGCGTTCCGCGTAGGATCGTCGAAATGGTCAATTTCGGTGTTGTGTCCAGCTTCCAAACCATGAAAGGTGGTCGTGGCCTGTTTATTGGTTGTTGTACCAGTGTTGACCACTCCTGACTGTTCTGTCACTTTTCTCGGGCTATCCGGCCCTACCTGTTCAATGGGTACAGGTTCCCATGGCTCTGAATTAGACTGCGTGGTCAGAGCTTGCCACCATTTATAGAAATATGAAGTTAATATGTACAATATGTAAGACAACTAATCTACACATAAGGATTCCAACCCGCCTATAACAACCAATCTCTTGGTGGGTTCTCTAAGACGCGAGGAGGAATAAAATTATATTCAGGAACCCGTTTGAACACGCCATTGATGCTCTGCCAGATGTGGCCACCCACTATCTGCAGAATACCATCAATGACGATGTTGTCGAACCTCTCCCACGCTTCCACGTGGGATTTGTTCTTGTGTGCGAATAGCACTGCGTAGACGTTAACGACATCCGGCCTCCCCGGAAACGAAATCGCCTGTACCCGGTTGATCGCTGTAATATCCTTCAACGAATCATCCAGGGCTAAAAAGGACAAAATCCTCTTGTGAATGTCCACACTACCGGGCACGTCAACCATTTTCGGAGTGCTCTTGATATGCAACCTGTTCATGATCTTAATGGCACGATAATCCCTCAAAGTCTCCATCATTGGTAATCGATCATTCACGACGTCACCATGATAGATAGAGATCAAGTTGGCGATATATCGGGCTTTCCAAAATCTATTCCGACGCACCGCCACTGCTACCATGACAGGGAAAATGGGGATCTCGATCAACCCAAAATAGTGTCTCAGCCAGCGATAGGGGCGTATCCACAACCACTCGCTCTTCGAGGTCAACAGCAAACGCCAATAACCATCTTCCCTGATGTGCACCTTGTCACCAAACTTAAACCACAAGAAATAGATGAATCCAATCTGCGTGGCGTCATCCTCGATCCGCTGCCAAATGTAGTTTCCACGATCACGAACCCACCGCTCGAAATTACCAACGGTTCTCCTCTCGGAGAACTCATCCAATTGAGCATATTGATCCGCAATCCTCTGCTTCAAAACGACTCTTTGCAACAAGGGTTGGTCAAGAATCAGTTGATGGAACTCGGGCGTGTACTGAGAAGAGTCAACAAACTGCAAATCGTTCAATTCTGGCTCATCGCCCCGAATCGACGGTCTGTAAAACCCAGCCTGTTCGTAAACAATCCGGGCAGCCTCCACGTACTTGCACGTGGTTTGGTTGAACTTCTCCACAATGTCCTCCTTGGTGGGCACCTGGAAATAATCCAAAACTCTGTCACCCAACTCGTCCTTGACGTCAGCGATCTCTAAAAGAATGGGAACATACTTATCGAAAACCTCCTCACCATGGTAGTACAATTCGATGCACGCTGCATGCAAACACGACCCCATGATGTTAGCGGTAGTTTCTTTCTGGCCCTTCTTAGGTCTCCGAGTCAAAGCCAATGATTTCCAGATGGATTTCAAATCCAGATTGCCGACACGAGCCCCCAAGGCTTCGTGGTAACGAAATCCGCGCTTCAAAAAAGTGATGTCACCCTTGAACCGCTCATGCGTCACCTGCTTGGTTGAATCCGTGTAGGCCACCCCGATCTTGGCCAACTGCTCTCCAATCGTGTTCATGCCGAACAATTCCTCGCTCGGGTGAACATTGAATGTGTTGTCATCGCCAAAGGTGGCCAAGTTGACACGTTCGTGGAAGAGAGGTATATCACCAACGGTGTCGCATTCATGCATGGCGTAGTACGCATACCGCAAATACAGTGAATTTACGAAACCGTTGATTATCACCGTGAGAGGGTGACCGGATGGGTTGGACCTCAACGCCTGATACAGCAGGCCATCATTCTCATACCATGGGAAAATGCATTCCGTGGCGATGCCATCCCAGATGCTCAACAAATCCTCGGGCCAATCGCACTCTTCGAAAATCCATCGAATGAGTTCGAAAGCCTTGGATGTGAACTTCGAATCGGTGTGCATGTCGAACTCAGAGAAGTCTCCGTCGCCCATCCGATCCTCACCATATTCCGAGATGTAGTCCCACAGGTATTGCCACTCCTTACCAGTGGCATCTATCCCAACCGCACTCTCAAACTCCTTGGGGAAGCAAGACATGATGTTCAACAAAGGCATCGTAAGCATCCTAGTTAGAATGACAAAAGGTGTCTGGGCACCCGCAATGATGCGAATCCTGTCATTGTCGATTTTCTTCCATGTGAGTCCCTCATCCTTCAAATTGGTCCTCCAAACAGTGTTGGCCCTGTACCCATCGAGAAATTGCTGAGCAAGGGTTTCAACATTGTTCTCCATGTCAATAACATCCTTGTCGAACACAATCTCGAATTCATACTGCTTGACACCATCAACCTCGGTCACTGTCACAAACTTAAATGTGTCAATGTTGAAATCATGCTTGAGAAAAGCTTTGAATTTGGGACAATTCATGGGCCACCCCAAAGAGGTCTTGGGGTTGATCGGGTCGAAACCATGTTCACCTGACACGCCATTAACCGCTTCCTTGTAGGTCACGGTGTGGACATGTTCGGCAAACCTATCGGAATGAATCAGGGGAGCCAGCTTCCGCTTGAAGTCTTCAAAGGCGGCAGCTATGTACCTGGGACGTGCGGGTGGCATGCGTCGAGTTGTCTCAATCAGATGCCTCCGCCTGGAGGGGCGAGCACCCCTGCGCTTCGGAGCACCATGGGTTGGTTCGTAACCTAACTTCTCAACCATGCCCTTCAGCAATGGAGACTCAATCACATCAGAAGAAAACTTCGAGAGTGGCACGTCATGTTGACCCAAAATGTTGAGATCAAATGTGTCGTCCTCAGGAAGCCAGTGGATGGGATTGAACATGTGAACATCCCTGGTGATCGAAAAGCTCTTATCCATCATGTGCGTGACGAAAGGTGCTTCCTCCTTGATGACCATCTTGGTTTTCTTGGGTGTGAACATGTCGGCTGTGACTGGGATCGCAACACCATACCCTGACGAAACGTCGCCAGCAACGTGAACCCCGACAATCGTCGGGTTTCTCCCTGCGGCCACAACCAGCGATCCGCAAAATCCTGGATGTGTCTTGGTGTTATACGAAAAGCACTTTTGAGTGATACCTTGTTGGGTCAGCTCAAAATCACCGATATCCTTCACCTTGGTCACCAATTTGTAAGCACTAGGAGGGACATAAGTCTTCTCCCCATCGGCACAATCCTTATGAGCATGATAGATGAAAAGATCATCATTCTTAGACAATTTCCAAGCCTTCATGTCCTTAAACATATACTTCCGGAAATCGAAAGAACTCCCAGCCGCATAACTGAAATGTGCCAAATCAAGACCGTCCACTTTCTCTATGTTGCTGGAGTCAATCAAATCTGTCCTGTCCCCCAATTCTGGTCGAACTTTCTGTGTGACAGTGAAATCTTCAGCATCCAAGAAGTAATGATTGGTGGTGGCCCATCGATCCCCTCCGACCGGGAAAGTGTTGCCCCATGTGGTGGGCGCAACGGGTTGGAGTGAATGTTTGTCCAATGGTGTGACCGTCATCATTTTAAGGTTGCGATCTATCCGGCTCTCTAAATGTTCCAATGTACCTGTGACTGCCGCTTCCGGGTAGGCAATGTGCTCCACATTGCTGTAGAACTTTTGGTATTTCCCGTCACGTTTCACGAGGTTCCGTGGAATTTTCGCGGCTTCCTCGATCCGTGCAATCACAGCACCCTCCTCATCCACTTTCTGGATCTTGAGGAAGTTGTTCATCGCGACTCCGGTGAGGCCGATCGTGGCCACCACAGCAAGTCCAACTTGTAAAGGGTGCTTCTTGATGATACTCTTAGAAACCTTGGCAATATCACGCAGCTGCGCGTGTTTCAGACCCACATAATACGCTATGCGCTCTTGTGGAGAGCGAGTCTCGTCACCCTCCTCCGAACGATCGAGTGCGTCGTGGATCTGAACGGGCGCCTGTGCCGCAAATCCATCCAGCCAACTGAGCTGTTTACTTTTCCCTCCGAAATAGTATCCATCCTCCTCAGACACCTTCTTGTTGTCCGAGATTATGGGAACAAACCCACCCTCCTTGGCACACTTAGGACATGGTACCGTGAAGGCGGGGTGAGCCTCGCAATGCTCCTTGAGATGCACGTCAGTAGACGATTGGACAATCTTCTTCTGGATGTTGAAATGCTCGGGTGTGACTCGCGTGAGGTATTCCACCAAGTCCACGATATCCCATTCCTTACGGTCCTCAACATGCAGGAAAACATGTGAATCAAGCAAGCGCTCGACTGTATTTCTCCTAATCTTAACATACAGTGGGGTAATTTTCCAAGCATCAGGGTGCGATACTCCTGCATACTTGGACGAAATGGAACCGTCCGGGCCCTTGGCCTCATCCTTCAATTCAACATCCAAGATCAATTTGAACCTGCGAAGGATGGAAGTGGGGTTAATGGACCAGAAAGAAGCCCCAAGATCGTTAGAGTTTGTGGTGGCGACCACAATCTTAGATCGAATTTGCTTCTTCCCCTTTTCCTCAGCTATTGGACTCATTGCAGTACAGTGCATGTTATTAATGAACTGGATCAAAATAAACAGAGGGTTTTCCGTACATCTTTCTGGTCGGGTGTTCCCAATGTCGTCAAAAATGACTGCAATGTGTTGAGCCCTAAATTCTGATAAGTAGGGATCCATGGCATTCAGCGTGACTGAATATTCCTTCCCCTCCGCAAACTTATTGGCTTTACTGATGGCGTGAACCACAATGTTGGCCAGTATGCTCTTACCCACGGACGAAGGTCCGCGAATCAACACAGCGTAGGGAGCCTCCCTAAGGCCAGATTCATGCCAAAAAGCCTGTATGTCATTCATCAACTTATCAAGCCTCAAAAGCCGGGTGAGGATCTCCTTCTTGAGTCCCTTGTCCGTCGTCCGTTTCTGCAGCACTGAGTGCGCTGCTATCGTCTTTGTGATGTAGACGATGATCTCGGCATCTTCAGTTATGCCATGTTTCTTCTCAGCCTCGGCCATATTGCCGCCAATGCTGAGAGCCACCATGTTTATAGAGTTGCGATACAACTCATCCAATTCGCCAAAATCGCTATCATAGAGCAGCAAACTCATATCACCGGTTGTTATCGCCGGGATGACTGAATCCACACACCAATCAAGCGTCATGAACAAATGGTGGAAGATCGAGGGGTGTTTCTTCCTTATGGCGGTCACGTGGAAAATCTTGTACATCTCCGCCGTGAGGTGGTTTGGGGCCTGTTCCCCGAGAACGCTAGTCATGATGAGTAAATTCAAAAGACCGGCAAACCGTTCCCCGAACGGTCCTTCAGTGAGTTGTTGGAAGTTCTCGGAGAAAAACCCCTTTTCGGCCCTCAAATGCCCGATTGGTTCCCCGTCTGAACCAACGTTCAAAACAGCTGTGACCATGTCAACTACGCGTTTGAATATTGATTGGTTGGGAAACCAAGTCTTTAGGTATTGAATGGAGGGGGCCACCATATCCCCCAGGGTCTCCCTCGTGCTCAGATCGTAAATAAGCACCAGTAGGGATTCCAACCGGGAAATTAAGGCCTCGACAAAGGATGTGTCTTTGTCGCCCTGTCGCACGATAGTGTCAATTCGTTCAGTGAACTCACGTACGACGCTCAAGAATTCTGATACTGTAGAAATATCGTCTTGAGCCTTAGATACGGCCCTTTGCATGCCGCCGAGAGCTTCTAGCAACCCATTCTCTTCTACAACTTCGTGTGAGATTGGGTTGGTTACCACCATCAGCTCTTCATAATAGCCAGCTATCAGATGCCTGGCTCTGGCCCTGTAATTCTCCCAATACATCCTTGCACTGTCATCGCTTATCCGCATGGAAGTCGCAAGACAGCGCTGAGCTGATGCAAGGTCGATCATCACATCACCAGTGACCGTGTACAAATCCGCGCACATCATGCGCTTGTACAACTCCGTAGCCGCTTGGGAATAGTATTCGTATCGGCAAGATCCGAACCATCCCTCTTCAGCCAACTCCTCCAGAGCTCGTTGAATGAGCACGGAATCCGCGTAATCGTCACCAGAAAAGGGGTAGATGGGTGTTGCTTCCACATCTGTAATCCTCCGTATCTTGGTGGGACGCATATCCTCCATATCGTCATATTGTGCTAGCTGATTTACATTATCAGCGGAATCCCTTGCAATAGGACTAGCAATTCCTCCAGCACCATCCAACCGAATTGGATGGCTTGCCGCGGGCAACTGGGATTGCCCGTCAGCGGAACCTGAATTGTCAGTTAGAGAGTACTTCCTGTCTAAGTTCGTATTCATTTTCTTATTCAAGTTCAGGTAATTATGACGCGTTGATGCTATTTAAATCTGGTTCATCCTCCGATAATCCCTCCAGGAGCATCTTTGTGTTCCCAATACAAAGATCCGTTGTAACGGCAAAATTGGTATCTCTCCTTAGTGTCTGACCACTGATGCCTTGGTAAGGCATTGAACCAATTAATTACAACTCCATTTGGGCATCTTGAGTGGAACGGAATCCACTACTGGCAATATTGATCGGAACAATTCGTTGTGTCGCTTGCAGGGTTTTCCCTTGCACGCGAACGGCACTATGGGCGACACTACGTTTGCTTTCCGTAATCAATTTCCACATCACTTATAACCCTATTGAATCGCAAAGTGGGAGTTAGCAGAACAGGCTCAGTCCGTTCACCTAAGATCAATGAATCTTTCCAATGGCATGGTGATTATACAATGTGATGAGTACTCGAGTCTCACACTCACAAATGTTTTTCCATGTCAAAGTTCAACATTGACCAGTCGGTTAATTGACTGTGTTCTGTTTCACAACGACTTGCGACCCTTTTCGGGCTGTGATGCTTCAAAAGATCCGTACTAAACTACGCATTACACTTAGTTCTCATCAGTACTGCTATCTCTGATGCGTTGGCTAGTAAAGCCCGCCTATCCAGTTAGGAAACTGGAAACTTCATGTTTCTTGTTACTCAATGAGTCACGGATTTACACCAATTGGTAAGAAAGGTGTGCACCGTCGTTTCGATTCTGTGGTACCAAAATTTGTTGCCACATAGCCTAGAAACATGTGTATGGCTTAGTTTTAGCTCTGTTGAGCGATTACATAAAACAACCTACAATATACATCCCATGCAGGGTGCAGAAGAATGACCTCTGCACACTACAAAGGAATCCAACTGTGATTGCAGTCTCAATCATCTAGAAGACAATACCCGGCACCTATGC